TCACCACAGGCATATATGTCTGTAAACGTTGTAAGCAACCTACAGGTACAGGTAGCGATCTATGGCTACATGGCAACAATCGCCAAGATGCCTAAGGGAATTATCCGTTACAACTTCACCTAAGAAATAACCCTAATAGTCGGTGGGCGATTAGCCCTTTCGCCCACCGACCCCTATTAAGTAAGGAGTTCCGATTATGGCCGCTACGTATGTAACTGTTGCCGAGCTGCGTTCAAATCTCGGAATTGGAAGTCTTTATAACGATAGTACAGTCGAAGAGTGCTGCCAAGCTGCACAGGATCAGATCAACAGTTTCCTTTGGTTTGATTCTGCGCCAGTCGTGGGGACTGCATTGGTAAGCAACGTTGCGACAGTAATGTTGGCCAACCCCGGTCTATTTACTACAGGCGAAAGCGTGACAATAGCCGGGGCTGGTTCGACATTTAACGGCACTTACACAATTACTGCCACGCTACCTTTTAGCACAGGCACTACAAATTTATTGCCAGCATTTAATATGCAGCTTAATTATTATCAGCAACCACGCGGCTATAGTTTTATTCAATACGCCAAGGTTGCAGCAGATGAAAACTTTAGGCGCGTAGTGCCATCTGGCTCAGCTGTAGGTGCAGATACAAAGACTGCAACTTACGTTAATACAGCAAGCGTTAGACAAGCTGCGATGATTTTGGCAGTAGATATATGGCAAGCGCGCCAGGTATCCCAGACAGGCGGCGTAGGACTCGATGGCTTTAGCCCTAGCCCTTACCGCATGGGCAACAGCATGATAGGCAAAATACGAGGCCTGCTAGCCCCGTACCAGAGTCCGAATAGCATGGTGGGATAAATGCCTACGGCAGCCATTACAACCCTGCGTAGCACTATCGCAACGGCTTTAACCAATAACGGCGTATGGTCGGTATTCGCATACCCACCTGCAACCATCCTGGCTAACAGCTGCGTAGTAATTCCAGCAGATCCATACCTAACGCCAAGCAATAACAGCTATATAACTATTTCGCCTATGGCTAATTTCAAGATTCTGCTAACTGTGCCGATGTTTGATAACCAAGGCAACCTGCAAGGCATTGAGGATTTTATCGTTGCAGCCTATACAAAACTAGCTGCATCTAACCTTGTATTTAATATAACTAGCGTTAGCGCGCCTGGCGTATTAAATGCTGATAGCGGCGATCTTTTAACAGCCGAATTCACAATAAGCATACTAAGCAGCTGGGAGTAAAACCATGTCATACACAGATGAGGATATTGCCTTCTTAATTAAGATCGGGCAGATCACAGAAGCACCAAAAGAAACAAAAACCAAAGCACCTGCAACCGAGAAAACAGAGGAATAATTAAATGGCCGTATATTTAAGCAACACAGTTCAGGTAACGCTTAATAGCGTGGCCCTGACAGATCATGTTACTAGCGCAACTATCAACCGCGTATTTGATGAACTAGAAGTAACTGCTATGGGCGATACAGCTCATAAGTTTGTAAAGGGTCTAGAAGCAAGCACTATTACTTTGGATTTCCTAAGTGATACAGCCGCTGCAAATGTAAACGCAACCCTGCAAGCTGCATGGGGTACAACAGTACCTATTACGCTAAAGCAGACAAGCGCAGCTACATCAGCTACCAACCCTTTATTTAGCACTACGATTTTGGTAAATAACACTACCGACATTAACGGCGCTGTCGCTGACATAGCCACCCAAAGCATTACATTTACTTGTAATTCACCTATCGTAATTACCACTAGCTGATAAGAAAGAATAGGGGCTAACAGATGGCTAAGTTAAAGATTACAAAGGTAGATGGCAGCGTATCTGAGCATCAGGTAACGCCATTTATTGAATACGCGTTTGAAATTTATGCAAAGCAAGGCTTTCATGCTGCGTTTCGTATAAATGAAAAACAGACAGATGTCTATTACCTTTCTTGGGAGTGTTTAAAAGCTGCAGGCGAAACCGTGCCAATGTTCGGTGCAGAGTTTATTAAGACACTTAAAAAAGTTGAGGTACTGGATGATGACCCGGAACTATAGGGCGTGACTCGTTTACTTACTTGATCGCACGGATCAGTTTGGAAACGGGTATCGCGCCCAATGATTTACTAGCACTAGATAGCAGGATGTTTAAGGCTTTACTGCAGGCTATGAAAGATAGAGCAAAGGAGTTTAAAGATGCCAGTACAAGTAAAAGGCGGCATTGAACTCCGTAAAGCCCTAAAAAAATTTACGCCAGATCTAGCTAAAGAAACACAGAAAGAAATGGCTGGCTTGCTTAAACCTATTACAAAAAAGGCTCGTGGCTTTATCCCATCTACTGCACCGCTATCGGGCTGGGGTAAAGTTTCTAGTAACAGCAGATGGTATTGGGATGGTCGAGCTGCCAGAGGCGGTATAGGTTATAAAACCACACCTAGCCGACCTAACCGCAAAGGCTTTACATCGTTAGCCCGTATTCACAATGCATCGATGTCTGGCGCAATATATGAAACTGCTGGGCGTAAGAATCCAGGCGGTAATTTCAGTCCACGTTTACCAGGTACTTTAACTGGCAAAGGCAAAATGGCTGGCCGTGCCATATTCAGAGCATGGTCAGAGGATAACGGCAAGACTAACGCAGCTGTTATTAAAGCCATTGAGTCAGCCAGAGATAAGTTTAACGCGGCTGTGGGGCGTAACTAATGGCTATGGATCCATCAGTAAGAATTGATCTCGCTGCCGAATTTACTGGTAAAAAAGCGTTTGATACAGCTGGCAAGGCGACAAGTTCATTAGAAAAAGGTGCAAACAAATTAGCTAAAGCCTTTTTAGGCGCGTTTGCAGCTCGTAAACTTATTCAGTTTGGTAAAGCCGCTGCGATGGCTGCAGCACAAGACTCTAAAGCAACTGCGATATTAGCTCAGAATTTATCAAACGTAGGTTTGGCTTATGCTCAAGTACCGGTAGAAGCATTTATCAAACAGATGCAGCAACAAACAGGCATTGTAGATGATGAACTACGCCCGGCATTTAGTAAATTGGCTCAGGCAACAATGTCAGTTACTAAGAGCCAAGAACTTATGGGCTTAGCCTTTGATGTATCTAGCGGTAGCGGCGTTGATTTTAATACTGTTGTAAACACTTTGAGCCAGGCATACCTAGGCAACACTAAAGGCTTGAAAAAACTTAATCTACAAATGACCGCTGCAGAGTTAAAAACTGCTACGTTTGCCGAAATTCAAGCCGCATTAACTGAACAGTTTAAAGGTTCTGGTAAGGCTGCCCTAGAAACTTATGGTGGCCAATTAGATGTACTTAATACTGCTGCAGGTGAAGCTAGTGAAACTATCGGATATGCCCTATTAGATGCGCTTAAATCTTTAACGGGTGAAACAGATATAGATAAGTTAGCTAAAGATATTGATACGGCTGCTGGTGCAGCTGCACTATTTATTAAATTTACAGCCAAAGGCATTAAACCTAGTACGGGTCTATGGGGCTACTGGCAAGGTTTTGTCGAATCAATTCCAGGTTATGAACAGATCGTCAAAGATTTTGCTAAAGAATTAGATGTAGCACTATTCCCTACTGGGCCATTGGGCAATTTCCAAATGAGTACCGGCGTTGTATTAGATCAGTCTGCTACACAATTATCTAAGATCGAGCAAGAACGTGCTAAAGCCGAAAGAGAAAGACTGGCTAAAGAAAAAGCACTGTTAAAACTAAAAGCATTGGCAGCTAAAAAAGCCTTAATGGATGAAAAGGCTAGAGCATCACTTGCTAAGGCATCATCTACTTTTGACCTTACTAAGATCCAGATAGCAGCTGCGCTTAAATCTACTTACGATAAGGATGAACGCCTGCGCCTATTGGCTATGCAGGAGATCGAGAACGATAACGGCGAAACTGCCCTTAAATATATTGAGCAATTAGCACTGCTAACTGCAGAACAGCAAACTAACAAATTATCCGGTATTAAGACCATAAGCGAAACTGAACTCAACTACATTAACCAGCTGCTACTTGATGAACTGCAGCGCATTAAAACTACAAAGATGTCCGAGGATGAGGCTGCCCTAGCGCGCCAGGCTGCCTACGCTAAATACAATGCAGCCATCCAGCAATCAGGCGGCTTAGCTGAAGCCAATTTTTATACCGAGAAAACACAGGTAGAACTGCTATCTATTGCTAAACTTGCATCGTTAGACAAGGTAGCAGCGGCTCAGGCCACAATGGATATTCTTAATTACACTACACAAATAGATATTATTGCCCGTGTTGCAGCTGCTCAGAAAATAGCAGACGATGCTAAGTACAAGGCTCAACAAGATTACCTAGCGTTACTTGCTACTCAGGTAGTAATACCTGCCCCAATAATTACACCGCCTAGCGGCGGCGGTGGGTCACAAGGCCCTAGATTCGGCATAGGTGGGCAACCTGTCTGGGATGATGGCATGGGCGGCCCTGGATACGGCACAGGGCAAGGCATGGGTACTGGATCTGTAGATAATTCCGTAACAGTAGTGGTTGAAGGATCAGTACTCGATGGTGAGGATTTTTCAGACATAATTAATCGTGCCATGCTAGACAATATACGGCGCGGTTTGAGTCAATTCCCTGCGGGAACGTTGCCAGGCTAATGACAGTCCCAACGATTAACGCAGTTATTAACTTTGGTACAGGTGCAGCCTTTGCTCAGGCTTTCATAATTGGCGAAGGCATACTAGGTACTAACGTATTAGCAGATTCAGCTGCGTTAATTGTGGATGTAAGTGATGTAGTAGATAGCGTTTCAACTAGGCGCGGCCGATCAGCTACAGCCGATGAATTCCAGACAGGATCGCTAACCCTTCGCATCGTAGATCAGAACGGCGATTTCAACCCACAGAACCCAGCAAGCCCCTACTACGGCTATCTAACGCCTATGCGTAAGGTGGCAATATCGGCTACATCCGCTGGCGTTACCTATCCAATGTTCTCAGGGTTTATTACTAGCTATACAACCACTACACCTAAAAATGCTAATGATGTTGTGTACACAGTTATAACGGCGGTTGATGCCACACGCTTGGCTCAAAATGCCCAGATCAGTACAGTCACAGGTGCGACTGCAGGCGATCTAAGCGGTACAAGAATTAACCAGATCCTTAACACTATTGCCTGGCCAGCATCCATGCGTGATATTGATGCAGGCTTAACTACTTTGCAAGCAGATCCCGGTACTGCCCGTACAGCCTTGGCAGCTTTACAGACAGCCACAAATAGCGAATATGGTGCAATATATGTAGATGCATCGGGATCGTGGACGTTTCAAGACCGCTTAGTAACTACTGCAAGTATCGGCGGTACGCCTACAGTCTTTAACGATAATGGCACAGATATTGGTTATGCCAATGCAGTCTGGCGATTAGATGACACCCTGGTATTCAACCAGGCTAATATCACTAGGACAAGCGGCAGCGTTCAAAGCGCAACTAACGCAGCTAGTGTCGAGAAGTATTTCGCCCACACTTACAACCAGCAAGATTTACTAATGCAAACGGACGCCGTTGCACTCGATTATGCACGCGCTTATGTAGCAAGCCGTGCCGAAACCAGCGTTCGGTGCGATGCCATCGAGCTAGACCTATACACAGATAACTATGCCAATGGCATATTAGCTGCCCTTGATCTTGATTTCTTTGACCCGGTAACTATCACAACTAACCAGCCAGGTAGTTCAACCCTTACTAAGACCCTGCAAGTTTTCGGCGTGGCACATAACGTTACCCCGAATAAATGGCGCACTACCTTTACTACACTTGAACCCGTGATAGACGGGTTTATTATTGGTAATGCTAACTATGGAGTTTTGGGACAAAATGTACTTTCATACTAGAGGAGATAAATAATGGCAACAGGATTCCCAGCAGTAACGGGTGATGTACTTACTAGCGGCATGTTTAACGGCCTAGTGGCATTTACTCTTAATGCTCAAACAGGCACTACTTATACAGCGGTATCAACCGATCAGTACCAAGTGCTAGTAACCATGTCTAACGCATCGGCTAACGCGTTTAAGATCCCTACTAATGCATCGGTGGCATTTGCTGTTGGTACAGTAATTACAGTTATGAATATTGGTGCAGGCGTCTGCACTATCTCAGCTGTAACACCTGGTACAACTACAGTATTAAGTGCTGGCACAGTAGCTGCATCTCCAACACTTAGCCAATACAAATCTGCCGTATGCATCAAAACTGGCACAGATGCTTGGTACGTTGTAGGTGCAATCGCATAATGCTAAACACGATTACCAGTATTCATGCAAGCGGTGCGCCTAGTATTACAGGTGGCACGTTATACACATCCGGCGGCTATAACTATCGGGTTTTCTTAGCTAATGGCACACTAGGCGTTAGCGGCGGTACTTTATCCTGCGATGTTTTAACTATTGCGGGCGGCGGTGGTGGCCAAGTCGGTGGCGGCGGTGCAGGCGGTTTGCTAAGTTCTGTTGGTCAAAGTTTCAGTTCTAATCAGAATATTGTAGTAGGCGGCGGTGGATCATCGGCTAACGGCAATAATTCATCTTGCGGGGCATTGGTTGCAACAGGTGGCGGTACAGGTTCAACTAACTTCGGAACTGCTGGCCAGGTTGGTGGATCAGGCGGCGGCGGCGGTGATGCAGGTGGCGGTAACGGCACGGCTGGCCAAGGTACAAAGGGCGGCAACGGATCAGGTGCAAGCAATAACACAGGTGGCGGCGGCGGTGCTGGCGTGGCTGGCAGTAATGCCCCTGCGGGTGGAGTAGGCGGCGCGGGCGGTAATGGTTCAAATGCATTTTCATCGTGGGCATCGGCTACATCTACTGGATCTGGCGGCTATTACGCAGGTGGCGGTGGCGGTCGAGGATCAGTTACTAACGGCGCAAATGGTTTAGCAGGTGGCAGTACAGCAAACTTAGGTGGTGGCGGTTTAGGTACTACATCCGCTGGCGGTTCTGGAATAGTAATTGTGAGGTATGCAGTATGAGTCATTGGGCAGAATTAGATGAAAACAATATTGTTTTGCGCGTAACAGTAGGCGATAACAATGAGCCAGATGAAGGCTATCAATGGCTACTAGATAACCTTGGCGGTACATGGGTACAGACCAGCTATAACAAACGCATTAGAAAAAACTTTGCTGGCATTGGCTTTACTTATGATGCAGTACGCGATGCTTTCATACCGCCTAAATGCCATGATATTGCGCAGCTAGATGAAAGTACATGCCTATGGAAGTGTGAAGATGTCAGCCATAAGTTATAACGGCTGGCCAGCATCTAAAGAGGTTGAGTCGATCCGTATCAAGTCTTACCCGATCAAGGGCAGCAAGGTAAAGCTGCGTTGTGCCTATTTTGCTGCGCCTTTACTGGTTGCTTTTGCTGAGGCCTTCAATGAACTGATCGAACCGATCGATGGCGGTGCGCTAGATGATTGGGGCTACTGCTACCGCGATGTAAGAGGCGTACCGGGCAAGTTAAGCAATCACAGCAGCGGTACGGCTATCGATTTAAATGCGACTAAGCATCCGCTAGGCAAGGCTGGCACTTTCCCAGCTGAGAAAGTACCGATGATCCTGGCATTATGCAGAAAGTACGGCCTAAATTGGGGCGGTACTTGGACACGCAAGGATGAAATGCATTTTGAGGTGGGGATCGACCCCGTAAAGGCTGCCAAATTAATAGAGAAGTTAGGACTAAGTTATGCCGACTAGCGCACAAGTAACAGTAACTACAACAGCCACACTTTTAGTAGCTGCCAATATTATGGATCAGACAGTATTGCTACATAATCTAGGCGGCGGTGCTGTCTATTTAGGCGATGCTAACGTAACTACATCTAA